ATTTATTATTGACAAGAAAAGGTAGTAGATATTTTCTTCCTGATTTTGGTACAAGATTATATGAATATATTTTTGATCAAAATGATATTGTGACATTTAATAATATTGAGGATGAAATACGAGAGGGCGTGCGAAAATATATTCCGAATTTGGATATAAATTCAATAAATATAATGCCAGCTGAAGAAGATCCTGAAACTCCATCAATGCCGGCTGAAGATGAGGATAAAAGATTATTTCGAATTGCAGATAATGCTGCAAAACCATATACGGCTAGGGTAAAAATAGATTATACAGTTAATAACGGAACATTTTCATCGTCCGATTTTGTAATTATTAATATATAATGAGCAGACTTAAATTATATGATATTGTGTGTGAATCGAGGGATATGTTTGAGGGATTCGATGAAACTGAATTAACTGAAGAGTATCCAACTGATTTTGATATCTCTAAATTTAAAATTTTACCATCATATGCGGCTAAATTGAGATATGCTGAAGAACATTTGGGGAAACCAATAGGGAGGGGTTCGTCACGAGTAGTTTATCGTGTTGACGAGAATAAAGTTCTTAAATTGGCAAAGAATCGACGAGGTGTTGCACAAAATGAAGTTGAAATTGATTGGGCGGGTGATGGTTATTATGAAAGTATTGTTGCAAATATTTTTGATTTTGATCGTTATGATCATTTATGGGTTGAAATGGAGTTGGCAATTAGAGCTAAACCAACAGATTTTAGAAGATTGTGGGGTGTGGAACAACAATATTTGGATTTATATCTATTAAACAAAGACGTTGAAAATCGGGGACGTCGTTCTCCATTTTATTTGGATGAACCAATACAGAAGAAATTAGATGAAAATGATAATGTACAATTATTAATTTCATTTATGTTGGATTCAGATTCACCAGCAAATGATTTGGGACGAATAAGTTCATGGGGAATTGTAAAAAGAAACGGAAAAGATCATTTGGTTTTAATTGATTTTGGGCTAACAAATGAGGTTTATGATACATATTATCATTAAAAATAAATAAAATGTCAAAACAAATAACATACGCAACAAGAGATTTTGCCGGACTTCGAGATGAGCTGGTTAAATTAACGAAGCAATATTATCCTGATTTAATTTCAAATTTCAATGATGCTTCGATTTATTCTGTATTGATGGATTTAAATGCTGCGGTTGCAGATAATTTACATTTTCACATAGATAGAGTTTGGCAAGAGACTATGTTGGATTTTGCACAACAAAGACAATCATTATTTCATATAGCCAAAACGTATGGTCTAAAAATACCCGGTCCTAGACCGTCTGTTGCTTTATGTGATTTTAGTATAAATGTACCGGTAAGAGGCGATAAAGATGATGAAAGATATGAAGGTGTTTTAAAAGCTGGCTCTCAAATATCTGGTGGTGGTCAAGTTTTTGAAATTGTTGAAGATGTTGATTTTTCAAGTCCATTTAATAGTAGAGGAGAATCAAATAGGCTTAAATTACCAAATTTTGATAATAATAATAAATTAATTTCATATACAATAGTAAAACGGGAAGCTGTTATTAATGGTGTTTCAAGAATATATAGAAAAGTAATTACAGATTTGGATCAAAAACCATTTTTAAAACTATATCTTCCTGAGCGAAATGTTTTGGGCGTTACTGCTGTTATTCACAAAGACGGTACTGGATATGGTGCAAATCCAACATCAGATGAATTTATGTTATCAAAAAATAAATGGTATGAGGTGAAGTCGTTAATTGAGGACAAAGTATTTATTCAAAATCCAACAGCTGCTTCAGATAGAGATAATTTTAAAGCCGGTGATTGGGTAAATGTTACTAAAAAGTTTTATACGGAATACACTCCAGAGGGATATTTTTCATTAACATTTGGTTCGGGGAATGTGGATCCTATGACAAATTTGGATAATTACATGACAAGAAATTTAAGAGTTAATCTTGCGACATTTTTAAATAATACATCATTAGGTGAAATACCAAAATCAAACACAACATTATTTGTTAAGTATCGTGTTGGTGGTGGTAAAGAGACGAATATTGGAGTCAATGTTCTTACTGTAATGGATACTTATGAATTAATTGTAAACGGTCCAAATTCGTCAATAAATACCCAAGTAAGTCAGTCAATTCGTGTAACAAATATAACACCAGCTATTGGTGGGTCAGACATTCCCACAATAGAGGAAATAAGAAATATGATAGCATATAACTTTTCAGCACAAAATAGGGCAGTTACGTTAAATGATTATAAATCGTTAATTGAAAATATGCCAAGTACATATGGTGCACCAGCAAAGGTGAGTGTTATGGAAGAGGATAATAAAGTGAAAATAACGTTGTTATCTTATGATGAAAACGGGGCGTTAATTGAGACAGTTTCTAACACATTAAAACATAATATTTTAAATTATCTTTCTAATTATAGGATGTTAAATGATTATATTGACATTCAAAGTGGTGAGGTCATTGATTTGGGGTTAGAAATTGATTTAGTTATTAATAAAAATGAAATTTCTACAGAAATATTAAAATCGATAATAGAACAAACAATATCATTCTTTTCGATATCAAAAAGAAAAATGGGAGATCCGTTATTTGTTGGAGATTTAATGAGGGAAATTGGTAATGTTACGGGCGTTGTTAACGTGGTGGATATTAGGGTATTTAATAAAGTGGGTGGTAAATATTCATCAAGTGAGGTTGTTCAAGCTTATGTTGATAATGAAACTAAAGAAATACAACAATCAGATAGTACAATTTATATGAAGTCCAATCAAATATTTCAGATTAGATTTCCTAATACAGATATAAAAATTCGTACTAAAAATCTCACTTCAGCTACATATTAATTTGTTTTTTGTTTATCTTTTAGAAAATTGTTTAGTTTCCTATTTATATTAGTAAAAGGTAATGCAAAAACATAGAATACATACAGATATTGGCCGAGATCATAAAATAACTGTACAGATTTCTAGCACGTATGATTTAATGGAGATATTATCTCTTAAATTTTCTCAAAAAGACATATATGCCTCTGGAAAATGTTCAGATTATGGTGTTGTTGTGGGTCGAGTCACAGCTAATAGTGGTTTTGGAATACCAAATGCTAAAGTTTCAATTTTTGTGCCTTTATCTGAAATGGATGAAAATGATCCAGTAATTTCTGCTCTTTATCCATATAAAGATATTAATGATAAAGATGTTAATGGGTATCGATATAATTTATTACCACAAAGAAAACAACATGGGGGACATGCACCAACAGGTACCTTTATGGATCAACAAGATATTTTAACACGAGAAGAATGTCTTGAAGTTTTTGAAAAATATTACAATTATACGGTAAAAACAAATGATTCTGGTGATTTTATGATATGGGGTGTTCCGATCGGGACACAGGTTTTACATATTGACATTGATTTGTCCGATATGGGTTGTTTTTCCTTGAGACCATATGACTTTATAAAAAAAGGATATGCTACTGATGATTTTGACAGAGTATATGCATTTAAATCAAGTTCTGATATAGATAGTTTACCACAAATTATAACATTTGATAAAACAATAGATGTTTATCCATTTTGGGGGAATGAGGAATTGTGTGAGATTGGTATTACTAGGACGGATTTTGATTTATCTGAAAGAAATATAAAAATAGATCCAGTTGCTTTAATACTCGTTTCAACTATAACGGACGATACTAATGACGCTGTTAAGAGAAATGGGAGAATTAAAAAGAAATCCGGATATAAGTGTAATTTACAAACAATACCGGGTACTGTTGAGTGTGTTCGTTTTACTGGTAAGTCTGTAATAGGATCAGATGGAATAACAGAGTATCCGGAACTCGAATATTTAAACATAACGGACACAATTAATGATGATGGCGTGGTAATGATAGCATTACCAATGAATTTAGATTATATATACACGAATGAATTCGGTGAACAAGAAATAACAAACGATTCAAGTAAAGGAATACCAACATCGTCTATTGCAAGATTTAGATTTGACTTGGATTTTAATACATATAAACATGCAACGGCAAAATATCTTGTTCCAAATATTCGAGAATTTAATCCAAATAATAATGGAACGTCTAATGGTGTTTTAAGTGACAGTGCATTAAGATATGGTGTTCAGTATAGTGAAGGGATGCTGGCAACATACACCTTTTCGGATGTGTTTGAAGATTATATAAATGTCGTTCCACCAATATCAGGAATGACATTAAGTGATTTAAACTATGATACGGATGTAAAGGAACACAAAAAAGATTTAATGCTGGGCACGAACAACACACTTAGTCCCGGATCTCCTGAAGATTATTTTTATAAGTTCATTTCAAATAAAGTATATACTGTTTCGTCATTTCAAGGTACTCATTATGAAACGGCAAAAATACGAGACGCATTTTTAGGGATTAAAGAAATACAACCGAATGTTGAAGATGATTGTGCATCAAACACGAATTATTTTCCAACGAATTTTGCGTTTAAGAATCGAACGAAATTTACATTATTATTATCACAAGTTTTATTATTCATACAATTTATTTTTTCTGTAATAACAGTAAAATTTGCCGAAATTATTGGAAGAATAGCTTATAGTATTGGAAGAACATTTTTAAGTATCAATATTATGGGTGCTAAAGTTTTTCCAAAAGTTGGTCAACAACTTATTGATTTTTCTTATAGAACACAAGATAAATATACACAACAATTACCATTAACAATTTATCCTGATTGTGAGGAATGTACGGCTGATGATGAAACATTAATTCAAGAATGGACATCATTTAGCGATAGATATTGTCGAATAGCGGAGGTTAAGTTTAAAGTTAACGTAACTCCTATTATGGTAGAATTATCAGCAACGGTAGATCAATTACAAACAAGTGGTTCTACGGAACCTGGTGCCAATTTTTATTCGGTATCACCTAATGTGTTTTCTAGTTTATTGAGTGTGAATGTATATGATTCGTTTTATGGTGATTCTGCTCGGCAAAATACGGATTTGTGCTCGGGAACAACAGAAATGCATTACACACAATTAAGTGATTTACATAATATAACACTACCATCATCAAATGAACCGAGGTATGGCGCTGAAGTATATTCGTGGTCGTCAAATGTTACTGGAACAACAATAACTGGAATGACAAGTTTTAGTTCGTTTAGTGGATATTTTAAACCGATAAATAGTAATGAGCCCGAAAATATTGTGATACTTTCACTACCCATGGCTGCTATGTATGTTTATTTTAGTAAAGAAGTATGGAATGAGTTAACTGGGATGGATTTTATCCATAATCCAGAACTTGAAGATGAAATATATGATTTATATGCTGTTATTAGAATATATGATAGGGCTTTAGTTTCTGAGGAATTTCCGATTACTGGCGAAACAATAAATGTTGAAGTTGGATGTCAAAAATATGATAAATTATATAATGAAAATATAATGTTTCAATATTTGTGGACAAATGATCCGGCTTTAGGTTATAATCCTTCATTACCAATTTTACCACCTAATTATTCAGATGATACCGGATTTAATGAAAATCGTAATATGCCGTCAACACATCCGTATTTAGTTTCAACGATAATAGGTACAAATAGTACTAGACGATTACCATTTATGCATGATTTTACGAGGTATTCAAAAAGACGAAATATTGGTATTCAATACTATGATAGAAAAACCAAATCTGGCTTAAGTGAATTTAGAGACGGATTATTTACAATAATACCCGTCATTCAGGGTAAGAGTTACAATTTAAAGGCTATTCAAGAATGGTATAGAAGAAAAAGAGTCGGTTTAACGTTTTGTGGTGGTGTTATTAATTATTCATTTATTGATAATTGGATTCATGGTTTACTTTATTTCTTTAAATTCCATAAAAGAATTAGGTGGGATGATGAAAATAATTATGATTTAAATCAACGAGGATCAAAATATCCAAAAGAGCTTGTTTTTTATAATATTAGAGAAAAAGAGTTTTATTATAGATGTTGTCCTTATGTTTATGTAAACGAACAAGGAATTTTTACAGGACAAACATATATTCATGATGGACATAATGTACAGGAAATATTACACCCAACAACATTTTTTGATCTTGGTGTTCGAGATGAATTTTTATCTGAAATATGTACTGAAGCAATATTTGATCCGACATGTTCTGTGGTAAGAGATATAACATCAACATCATATCAAGATCCGGGGGGTATTGTTGAACATGCAATTAATTACCGATTAGATACTACTGGTGCGAAATTTAAAGTTGATGATTTTTTTAGTAACACTCATTATGGTTCAAATATAAAAGTTTTTGATGGTGATGTTACACAATTATTATCAATTAATTGTGAAACGGGAATAGAAGCTTTTGATACAGATAGTCCACATTATTCAATGTACAATGGTGAGTATATGGATCCAGAATCACCAGAATTTGATAATTATTTTTGTTTTGGTTCATTGTTCGGGCCCACACCGATAGATTTTAAATTTGATTTTAATGGAAAACGTATAAGATTATGTTTGAATTATAGGCTGGGTGATTTTACTCAAATTGTACCGTTTTATTTGTGGAATAAAAAAGGTGAGGGGTTTGGTCAATATGGGAATGATTCTGATAAACAAACATGGGATAGGACACAAATAGCCTCAATGCCATTACAACGAATATTTTCTATAAGTGATGTATCTGGTACTACAACAAATTATCTTATGGCGGACGGAGAAGAAGAATATCTTCTTAAACCGATGACTATAACCCATAACACATTTAGTATGACAGGTGCCACAGAAGATATGTTAGAAAGATTTGAGGTAATTAGTTTAGAACCACCAAGCGATTTGAATAATACTATTGGATTTATTGAGGGTGATTTGTGGTTACAAGTTTTAACTTATAGCGGAAGTGATTATCGAAAAGATCCGATAACTGGTATAATATATGTCGTTGTTAATAAAATGTGGGTACCACAATTCAATAACATTTATGAAGATAATTACAGAGAGAATTTTATACCTCAAACAGCATTGAATTATAGTGGTGAAAAACAAGTTCTTTCAACACCATTTTTATTTTATTTTGGTTTAAGGCCGGGCAAAACAGCACTCGATCTTCTAATAAAATCATTTGGTGATAGTGATGCGTTTATTTCGGATGAATTTGATGAATGCATTATTTCTGATATAATAACACCTACACCACCACCAACACCATCAATTTCGACACCTATACCATCAATTTCGATTCCAATACCTTCAGCTTCACTTCCTACACCATCATCACTGCCACCTGATTATGTTACAGTTAATATATTAAATAATGCGTCATCATCACTATCAATATCTGAATTATGGATTGGTGGAGAACAACAGCATCCGGATCCACCATCACCAGATTTCCCATATTATCCTGGTGATAGTGGTGTGTTAATGTATTATGGTGGTGGGAGATACACAATTGTGGTGGTTATAAATGGGGTATATACAATACCATCATATTTGTCATTAGTCGATAGTAGTGGTGATGTCATTAATACGACTATAACTAATGAAGCATCTTTCCCATATAGTATTGTTCATTATGGTAGATTAGTAGTTAGTTCTGCACCTGTCACAATATCACTTAATGATGGTTATCAACCAGTACCATCACCAACACGAACACCATCAATAACAGTATCACGCTCATCTGGCGCGCCACCACCCTCGCCGACACCAACAGTAACACCGACTCCGACACCTATTAGTGGGTATATATATGAGGTTATATCTTATGGTTGTTATGATGGTACTAATTGTGATCCACCATCAATGGAAACAGAATATATTATAAATGAAAATCCTTTAGATGAAGGAATGTATTATAAAGACGGTATTGAACAAAAAGTTTATTATATAATAAAAGAAGAAAGTGGTTTTTTAAATCCTAAAGTTACACATATTTCTGGATTTGGATATTCATCGTGTAATGGGGCTTGTCAAGAATTACCTGATTAAATTATGTAAATGAAGAAAAAGAAGATCATATTACCAAAGCTAAGGTATGAAAACGCACCTGAAACAGATAGTCAAATTTCGATTGGATTCGAGTCTGATAAATCTCTTTTGAGAGGGGATGATAGGGATGTTGTTTTAAACTTATCTGAACAATTTACAGAAGAACGTGCAAATTGTAAACGATATAAGTTATATGGTAAGATGAGAATGGTTTTTAGAAACCTATATGCTGGTGCAACATCATATGATTATTTACGTGAAAGATTATCCTTAGTTAGTGATGGGTCGGATAATAATTTCTGTGGTTATCTACCATATAACGAATTTGCGTTTTTAAGAGATGATATATATTATGAAACCACCGAATCATTGTCGGTTACTTCATTGAGTGGATTTACAGGATTTACCATGGTTACAAGTGGTCCAACTGAACATCAAACAATCACATCAGTTACAGCACCATATCACAACTGGAATCTTTATACGAGTTATATTTCGGGTCAAGTTGATAATTTTCCAATGAAATATACATTGTCTGGCCGAACAAAAATTGAGGGTGAAAATGTTATAACATTTACTAGTGGTGATGGTATACCATTTAGGGTTGAAGAGACTGAAATACATTATGTTTTAACAAGTCCGGTACGACATGGAATTAGTCGGGGTGAATACATCTTGATTGATGGAAGGTATTATTATGTGAATTCAGTTGGTGACAACATATTTGATTCTGAATATTATGTTATTAATATATTAAAATCACAGTTAAGTGGTGTTACTTTTAATCCGTTAGTTATTGGAAAACGTTGTATAGACATTAAAGATACTGAAAATTCCACGTCAAAATATTATGTACATAAACATACAATATTAACATCATTGGGTGATTGTATTATTGATAAAGTAGGATTTGAATCACCAATTTGGGAAGACGAGAAAAAAGTTTTATATGAAAATAGTGTGGGGGATAATGATGTTCTTGTTGTTCGAAATAGGATGGAAGCCGTGTTATTTGATTCATTGGAACCGTTTATTTTAACTGGAATAACAAATAATTTAGGATATACGCCATTAGATCTCTATACTACAATTATTTTTAGAAACGGTAATGGATATTTTGAATATCCGCCAAAGGTTGGATATTCATTTCATATGCACGATTCTTGGATGGATGATCATTTTTCAGGCTCGACAGCGATTGAAACAGGATTAACATCAACTTCATTTACGAGAGAAGGGTTTGCATATCCATTTTATTCGGGGAATTCATTATCTGAAGGATCTGAATTATATGGCGCATTTGTTGAATACAATCCAAAAGAATTAAAAGAAAGAATTATATCTGAATCTTTTCATAAAATCGTAAGTAATAAGAACGTATTTAATCATGGACAAGATCTCGATGAGGTATATTCAGGAGCAACAGAAACAAATCAAATCGGGCTTTTATATCAGCCACATTATAGATTTAAATTAAAAGAATTATCACCATATATTGAGATTGCTGATGACACCACTCCAATATATAATCTTCCTGAAAATGCCGTGTATTTTCCTAATGAAAAGATATGGAGATGGAGAGACATATATGAAGATGGATATATTGATCCTGATGGATATGGAACTGATTACCCATATTTAAATGATATTCACTTTATACATAAAGATATTAATTTTTATCTAAGAAACGAGAAAATTTACAAAAATAAAAAGGATGGAATAATTGATTTCCACAGAAGAAAGAATACAGAAGATTGTGTAGATGGTTCAACGACCATTTTACGCGGAGCCGTCGTGGTGCCAGATCCATCTATATCAGTTTCGCCATCGATAACTGCCAGCGTTACGCCAACAATAACATTAACTGTAACGCCAACAATAACTCCAACGATATCTTTATCACCATCCGAAGGATCGTCTCCATCGCCAACACCATCAATAACTCCAACGATATCAAGTACTCCAAGTATAACTCCGTCAATTACTCCTACAATAACAATGAGTAGAACGATGACTCCAACGCCATCGATATCTATTACTCAAACACCAAGTATATCACTATTCGTCACACCATCTACAACTACATCAATAACGCCATCTATATCATTATCGGCAACACCTGGATTATCGCCATCGATAACGCCATCAATAACTTCAACAATATCAATAACTCCGACCATAACATCAACGATAAGTACAACACCTTCAATATCTAGAACGCCAGATATTTCATCAACGCCATCGATTTCGGTCTCAGTATCAAGAACGCCTAGTATTTCGTTCTCAAGAACACCATCGATGACTCCAACTATATCGTTCTCTAAAACTCCAACGCCAACGTTAACGATGACTCCAAGTATAACTGTAATTTCATATCCAGTTTCAGGATATTTCATATCCCCGACAGGAAGTGATACAACGGGTACTGGAACAATTGATAATCCTTGGTTTACTCTTAATAAGGCATGGGAAGTTGCCGCTCCTGGCGTAACAATATATATGAGAGGCGGATTATATCAATATAATAGTGCTCAGTTATTATCATCTAAGAGCGGAACTGTAGGTAATCGAATCAATGTGTTTGCATATCCAGGTGAAAAACCGACATTTACAAAGTCATCAACATTTACATATCCAGGATGGCCAGCAACACTAGTACGTACTAGTGGAAGTTATCAACATTGGAAAGGACTTGAAATTTCGGGTGCAACACAAACACCAACTAACAACCTTGGAGGGTTTACTGGATATTTAGCTCATAATTCGATATTTGAACAGTTTGATTGTCATCATAATGGTGGAGGCTTCCAATTACTTTCAGCTGGGGATAACCTAGTGTTAAATAGTGATTTTCATCACAACTGGGATCCATATGATATAGCACATCCAGGTGTTGATCCATATGGCGATGCTGATGGTTGTGGAATACAAGATGATGGATATGGAACAGAAACCATTGTAAGAGGTTGTAGGTTCTGGAACAACTCAGATGACGGTATTGATCTTTGGTATAGTCGCCAGAAAGTTACATTGGAAAATTGTTGGTCATGGAATAATGGATATAGAGAAGATGGTGTAACTGAAGGTGGAGATGGTAATGGATTTAAACTTGGACCTCTTGTTCCTTCGCCATATACTGGATACTCAACCGAACATAGAAGAACAATTCAAAATTGTATCGCATTCGATAATAGAACAGCTGGATTCACCGAAAACGCCGCATTATGTGTTATGAAATTATATAACAATATTTCATATCGTAACGGAACGTATGGATTTGCTATGATGAATTGGGGTAATGGTACAAATGAGGTAATGAATAACATTGCATATGCTAATGTTTCAGGAATTGGCGCGTTCAGATCAACTGATATATTATCAAATAACACATTTTTATATAATAATGTCAATAATCCAGCATATTCGGTTTCGGATGCCGATTTTGTAAGTGTTGTGGCAACTGGAGTTGACAGTCCTAGACAATCAGATGGTAGTCTTCCAATTTTATCATTCTTACGACTTGCCGATAGTTCTGATTTAATTTGGAGTGGTATTGCAATTAGTGGATTGACATCAGATTGTAATGGTGTACCATATCATGATCCACCATCACTTGGTTCGTATGAATGGGTTCCAGCTCCGTCATCAACGCCTTCAATAACGCCATCAATCAGTAGAACACCAAGTGTTTCATTCTCAAGAACGCCTTCTATTACACCAAGTATATCGTTGTCTAGAACCCCATCTATAACATTAAGTAGATCATTGTCTGTAACACCGACAATATCATTATCAAGAACGCCATCTAGAACACCTTCGGTTTCTATCGGAACGCCTTCAACATTGATACTTGCTGATCATACAGTTGCTAAACTTAGTACGTTGGAGAGTATACCATCAGAATATATTTCAGCGGCTAAGTCAAATCTTCATATTGTCTATGAACATACCTCACATGGAAGTCAAATTATTGATGGTATGACAGGTCTTGTTTCATGGAAAGGATCTACATATGCTTGGAATAATGGCGGAACTGGAGGCGCGTTAGATATTCATGATCATGGTATAACAGGATGGTCAGATTTAGGTAATCCTAGCTGGACAGATTGGGAAGTACAAACTAGAACATATCTAAATAACCCACTTAATAGTGATGTTAATGTGATTATGTGGTCATGGTGTGGAGAAGTGAGTGATGCACTCGAATCCAATATTGACACTTATTTAGCACTGATGAGTCAGCTCGAAGCAGATTATCCATCAAAAAGATTTGTTTATATGACAGGTCATCTTGATGGTACTGGCGTATCAGGTAATTTACATTTAAGAAATCAACAAATACGTAACTACTGTATTTCAAATAATAAGGTCTTGTTTGATTTTGCCGATATTGAATCATATGACCCAGATGATAATTATTACTTAAATCTTGCTGCCAATGATAATTGTGATTATACTGGTGGTAACTGGGCAATTGAATGGCAAACGGGTCATACCTTAAATGTTGATTGGTATGATTGTATAACGGCACATAGCCAGCCGCTTAATGGAAATAAAAAGACTTATGCCGCATGGTATATGTTTGCTAGATTAGCTGGATGGGATGGTACTCCAGCACCAACACCAACACCATCTCCAACACCAACACAATTTATCTTGTCAAATCGATATGTTTCCAATAGTGGAAGTGATTCAAATAATGGTTTATCACCATCATCTCCATGGCAAACAATAAATAAAGTTAATACCGAATTTGCAAGTTTACCAGCAGGAACTGGGATCTTATTTAAACGTGGTGATACATTCGATGGAACGATAACGGTATTGAAATCAGGTAATAGCGGAAGTCCAATGACTCTTGGAGCGTATGATAGTGGCGCCGATCCTATCATTAATGGATTTACAACAATTACAGGTGGATGGACGGATGAAGGCGGAGGAATTTATTCGCACGCAATAACATCAGACGCACAAACTAATATGGTTCTTGTTGATGGCGTTCAGGTTGCGATGGGTAGATGGCCAAATACTGGATATCGTACATTCGAAAGTCACAGCGGCTCAGTTTCAATTACCGACACAACATTATCAGAAGAAAGTCCATATAACTGGACTGGAGCTGAAGTGGTCATACGAATGACATATTGGCTAATCGGAAGATTTCCGATCACAAATCATAGTGGCGATGTTATTACATACGGTAATAACACAATAGATTATCTGTATGATAATTTTGGATATTTTATTCAAAATGACATAAGATGCCTCGATACTGAAAATGAGTGGTATCATGATCAGTCAAATGGAAGATTTTATATATATGGAGATCCAACAGGTAAAGTAGTACAAATTGCCACTAAAAATTATGCAATACGAAACCATAATGGATACGATTACATAACAGTTGAAAATCTATCAATGAGAGGTACAATTAGTGATGTTGTAGCGTTTAATGATGGTTTATACACAGCTGTTAATAATTGTGTTATACAAAATTGTGTAGTAGAATATGGTGGTGAATGTGGTATGAATTTATGGGGATCTAATGGTACTGTTCATTATAATACGATAAGAAATTGTAATGGAACTGCAGTAAGATCAGGATCATATACAACTGTTAGACGTAATACTATTCAAAATATTGGTTTAATTCCAGGCCAGACATATTCATTAAATAGTGAAGGTATTAGAGCAGGAGGATATGGTGAATTATACGAATATAATAGAATAGAAAACATTGGATATAATGGAATTGGATGTGGAAGTATAACTGGTGGTATCATTCGATATAATTACATTAGCAATTATTGTAGAACAGTCAATGATGGTGGAGGAATTTATCATGGTCATAATAAGACTAGCAATTCCGACTTCATAATCAGATATAATTTATGTCTAAATGGATATGGGAATACTGAAGGTACTAGCAGTCCAACAACGTATCTGGCTGAAGGTATATATCTTGATAGTTGGGCAACTGGTCAAACTGTACAATATAATGTCTGTGCTAATAATAGGGGTGTCGGTATAAAAGTCGGATCAGGTAATTCTAACATCTTAGAGAACAACCTTTGTTTTAATAATGAAGAATCTCAAATATATTTCCTTGGAAGTTGGTCATATGCATCGGTGTTTAATAATATGATAAGAAATAACCATTTTATTGCAAAAACCGCTTCACAAATAGCATTAAAGGTATCACTTACAGCATTCGATAATATTGCAAATTACGGGGATTCAGATCTTAACTACTATGCAAGGCCAATAAATCAGGGATCTAATGATAGTACGATCTTAACCAACGGAACGAGTAGAACGTTATCAGGATGGAGAACATATTCAAGTCAAGATGCTAGTTCAAATATGTCTCTTGCTGGACCTGTTGCTAGTGAGAGTAATATTCATTTTATATATAATGATACTGATGTAAATCAAAATTATTCATTATCAGTAACAATGTATGATGTTGAAAATAATTCATATTCAGGAACAATTATTCTTAAACCATATACTGGATTAGTTCTTTTTGGTTCAGGTACAGTAACATTAGTTCAATCGCCACTTGTGAGTTTAAGCCCATCAGTAACGCCATCAATATCATTTAGTAAAACTCCAAGTATTACTCCAAGTATCACTTTAAGTGTATCACGTTCACGAACGCCTCTTGTAACTCCGACAATCTCATTGTCAAGAACGCCAACAATAACCCCGTCAATAACAAGCGGCTTAACGTTTTTAACATATTCAGGACAAAGTTACTATTATACAACGACGGGATCATCGATAAGCTTATCAGTGCCTAAATCCGTACCAACAGTATTTAAATTTTTAGATAATTCGCTCAGATCGGTTAACCTTTATGGGTATATGATTGAGGCTGGCGCTGAAGTACCAAGTGTAAATGATCATCATCTCGACGGTGAATTAATATGTGGAAACAAATTTACATGGGATGGGAATTTTAGCGGTATTACGGATGGATATGGTGTATGTACCGCAATGACAATTACTCATGGGCTCTTTACTGGTCATATGACCGATGTTGATATTTGTCACAATTATCTTTGGAGAGTACCAATGGGAATTATTCGAAAATCAGGTAATAATATGACCAATAGCTCAGGTGGTGTATATTATAACATTCTCAGGACATTTAATGTTGGCGGAGTTGTTAAAGGAATGAGTGATGTGGTCTGGTATAATAATACATTTTATCAAGACAGAACAACATATAGTAGTAATATAGGGGCAGGTACATGGCGCGGAGCAATTGATGTTTATACCAATACTGATATTGTTCCAAATTCTATGGCATACAATACAAAAATAAAAAATAATATATTCTATAGTGTTTATAAAACGCTTGCCATAAATGTTATGGATAATGATAGCCTTACGGGTTTTGAATGTGATTATAATTTGTATTGGTGTGAAGCAGGAGATCATACGCCCGTATTTAGAATTGCTGGGACAAACTATACGTGGTCTCAATGGACTGGTATGGGATATGATCAACATTCGATTGTAGTAAATCCTAATTTCAATAACACTACCGATTTAGTGCCTGGATCTAAATCTATCATACAATTTGGAACAAATTTAGGTACTACATTTAATACAGGATTATCAACTTCAGCAACTTGGGTTGTCGGAACGTCACCACAAAAACAAGTTCAGAGTGGAACGTGGCAAGTAGGCGCGAGAATTTTCGCTCCATAAATAATTATAGATGTATAATCATTAATGAATATTGTATCAAATAGCTCAGACAAAAATCTCCTTTTAAATAAGGAAACTCATTTCCGAATGGATTTGGGATGGGAAGAGAATTTTCAAGAATTTGAACGTGAAACATTAAGATCTATTATAAACCCAATAGATAATTTTGAAACTGTTCGTTATATTCATAATGAATATATTGGTATAAATGGAATATCTCAAAATGATATTTGGTATCATTTTTATTTTTTTAATAGTGATAATCCACCAACATATTTTGGTGGTTTAAATTATGAGTATGTCGGGTTATCTCCTGAACAAAACTCAGTAATAACAAAGTCGGAAAACACTAGTTTTTTTAGCCTTGAATTTTATAAAGCACCGAGTGGTGAGATTATTGATAGCAATAATAGGAAATTAGTTTTCACAAAACATCTACCAATTCCATTAGGTGAAAAAGTGTTTTATACACCAATAGGCCGGGAGATTTATTTACCAATTTTTACAGGAAACAATTATAGAAATAAAGAAAATATGTTTTTATTCTGGTTTCAAGATGATACAGTTTTGAAGGGTTCAATTTATAAAGGTGATACTTTTTACGTAACAGCAAAATATTATAATGCTATAGATGGTACGATATTAAGTTTTTTGAATTCACCTAAATCATATTATGATATTGTAAACGAATCTACAGACATTTATCATAGAATGGTGGTAGATAAAAATGATTATTCGTATATTATTTATTCTGGAAATACTAGTGAAGAAAGAATAGGTTTAGACAATCAACCAGTATCATTTTATGCCTACGGATATTACACAAAATCTTTAATATAAAAATGAAAAAAGAAGTATATCAAATATTAAGAAAGACAATACCCGAAGTTGAATTGGTGTCACTGGATAGTCAAAATTGGTATGATTCAAATCACAATTTAATTCCGTGGTCTGGTGGTACAAATTTGGCACCTCAAAATGGTGATGTCATTTATAATATAAAGGGTACTGTACAGATTGGTTGGTATATGTGGTCTGGAAATACATGGATAACAATTAATAAATCACAAGCATATGATAGTTATCAAATACCAATATTTTTAGTAGATACAATTGATGAAATGGGTATTATGGTTGGTTTTGATGGAGAAATTGAACAGGTTGAACAATTTTCTAATTTTACATATACCATAAATAATCAAACAATTACCATTTACAATACGGTTAACACAAATAAATTAAATACACTAGTTGATTCCATATATACGATTTCGTGGGGAGATGGTGAACCTGATAGTAATTTATTATCACCAACAATTTATGATACAGTATTACCAAATGTTACACACACATATGATGTTCCTGGTAATTATGTTATTGAAATTACCATTGACTCACCATGGAAAATAGAGAAATTAAAACGAACAATTGAGGTACCATTTAACGGAGCAATAATGCCTACAGATCTAGGTACATTACAATTCGAAATACCCTATTCTAATCCATTAATCATTGAAACTCAAGATTATTTACAGGATTACACTACGTTAACTGGTAACACAAATGATACAATAATATCTTTTATTGCAATAGGAAAAAGTCGAATTGATGAATTTAAATTATATGGCTTATCTGCTTATAGTGGTATAACAATTACTTCTGAATATACGGGATATACCATTGATGGATTATATTATATGGATTATCCTGATGGGTACACATATATAACGGGAAACACATCGGATTATAATCATGAAGAGGTATACAATGGAATGATAACTAGAAATGAACATTTAATTGGTTTTCTTGATCAGCCAGCGATATATTCTGATATTTTTGTGGAAAGGGGTAAACTTGGTGTTATGGAGCGGAATCTTAGACTTGGTGAAATTGATAACGTTGGTGAATTAGAAATATATGGGGGTGGCTTTTTTAAAGTGAAAAATCAATAATTTCATATTTATATAAATAAAAGAGATAGAAATGGCAATTGGATCTTATGGGACAATAAGGGCGGCTGACGTATCGCCAGAAGATGTAGAAATTTTATATCATTTTACACCCGATAGAAAAACTAGTTCACCTGTTACATTAAGAACATTGAACGCAACGTCAATTTTAACACCTGTTTTTCATAATGCAGAAACGGCATTATCATCTGAATCCGATCGGCCACCTGTTGCAGATGTGGAAATTCTAGGTGGTATGTATAATTTAAAATTAGAGTCCGAAGATTTTTCTGATTTGGGATACTATACATTACATTTAAGACCAAAACAAATCAGAACTATTATTAGCGATTGTGGTGTGTTAGCATCATTACCATCGGTTAGGGGTCTTATAATTGATTTGTCTAATGTTGTTACGTCAGATAGAAATAAATTTTCACCACAAAATCTTGTTGGTTATCGTATAGAATATATTAATCCAACAGATAATAAAAAAATTCCTAATTTTTATCGAATGATAACATCGAATTTTTATTGTGAACCAATTACAACTAATTTGGTAAATACAAGTCAAAAAGCTATTCGGTATAGGTATTCTGATAATGCAACGAATCTGATGTTTTTAACAATAACACCAAGTGCAGCCCCATCAACAAGACCGACAACAGTACCGTATATTGGCCAACCAAATCAAACGATTATTATATCTAATACATATTTTAATCCGACAACGATTGAAATTGAGATGGTTGAACATGATATTTCAACGTTGGCGTATGCTCTTTATGGTAATCAGAGCAAGGCTATGTCAAGTGGTATTTATACCATTTATGATAAGAATAATAATATTTATAAACAATTTAATTTATACGAAATTAAAGACGAATTTAATGAAACATTATACGAAATTAGAGAAAAAAGAGATGATATTGATGAATCATTAAATTTTGATACAATTACAGAATAATGGCACGTTACAAAGTACCTAGTCAAGCCGCAAGCGGCGCGGATTCATTTAGTGACGATTTAGTTGGTCGTCAAATTACCGAAGGTTCAAGCCTAATGACAGGTACTAATTTTACTATTGAAAAAACCATACCTGAACGTAATACTAAAGAATTTCGAACACAACCATTTTCTGATTTTTTAACACTTGATGATATTGTTGACGAAAAGCATGTTATTGAGGATTTTGATAACACAAAAAAAGAAATCAAATTTAATAATGACAAAAAGAATGCAGATCGTTCACTTTATGGTTCATTAAAACAGAGAATTAGGGTCGCTATTAATAATATTATTTCTAAGTATCCGGCAGCAATACAGGTTAATTCAACATTTATTGGTGGTGTTAATTATACTGCAGAGAATATAGTATATTCAAGTCAAACAAACACAACCGAATTTGATGTTCCATATAAATTAATATATAATCCTTTAGAAATTATATTAAAAACACCAAAAAGTGGTATTTTACCAGAAACAGATAACAATATACGTAATTTTTATTCTTCCTTTACAAAGTATGTTATTGATTTAACTGGTGAAACTTTTAATATTATATCGTATTCTGAACCCGATTCAAATAATAGAATAACATTAAGGGTTGATGGTAATTGTTTTAATGGATATTCTGCATTTACCAAAAACTATCTTATTAGGCCAACAGATGGAATTGTTGAAAATTTTTATGAACAATTAGATGATCTTGAGCGGGTTTTAATTAATAGAGAAACAAATCCAAAATTTACTGCTGCGTTTAATGTACCAAGGGATAGTAGTGATGGTTCATCAACTGAAACTGTTACTATAAATGTAAATTGGCCAATATCTAATGACGGTTGGAACATATCAATTGTTGGTTTATTATTTGATTATTATATAGATAAGATAAGTTCTTTGGCTGATGAAGTCGATAATTATAAATCTAATTTAATTGTTAGATTTTTAACATCACCTCAATTATATGAATTTGATACGGATGATAAAAAAATCGAAGCCGTTTTCCAAATTTATGGTCGGGCATTTGATAATGTGAAAAAATTTATTGATAACATTGCGTATATGAGAAATGTAAGCTACGATGGTATCAATAATGTTCCTGATATTTTATTAAAAAACCTAGCTGAAACATTAGGATTATCAACAATAAATTTATTCACTGAAAAAACACTTGAAGAGTCACTTTATACGCGACACGACACTCAATATGATGGTGTTTCATTAGGAACTAATTTGATTGAGGCCGAATATGAATTTTATAGAAGAATATTAGTTAATCTGGCGTTTCTTTATAAATCAAAAGGAACTAGAACAGCAATTGAATTTTTCTTAAAATTTATTGGTGCACCGGAGCCAATGATTAGATTGGATGAATATGTTTATAAAGTTGATGGATCACTTCCATCGCAAACAATCGAAGACGATATTAGAAATGTAATTCAGAGTCAGGTGTCGTCTAGTGTGATGACATGGGATGAAAATCTTTCTGGTTATACATTAACGCGGTTTTCGGGTGAGACGAGATTAACGAGAGACAAATATCCGGTTGATGAAGACACTGGATTTCCAAGAGGTATTGAATATCCTGATGGCTCGATGTTTTTTCAAAAAGGTGCGGGGTGGTATAAACGAACACTACATCACAGATCATCAGAGGTGATTGATTATGATAATTCCAATTTAACTGGACGAACCAAAGTAATTAAAACCAAACCCACCCCATTTACATATGGGGAAGATTATTTCGATGTTTATAGACAACTTCCAGGATTAAATTATGGGTATTCGTTAGTTTCCAATGTTGATAATAAAAAAATTGAGTTAGTAGATGATGAGGCAATATCAAGGTTAACATTAAATAGAAAAAATGTTAATGTGTTTTTGTCTGCCGATAGAGCAATTGATTATGACATATATCGAAAATCCAGAGATTTAATGTTGAATTTTGGTGTGTTAACACCACAAACAGGGGTAACATTTGCTGAATTTTTGAGTAATGTAACAAATGACATTATAAGTAATTCCCATGTTGTTAAATATCAGAATACATATGATAGTCTATTGAGAGTATATTGGGCTTATCAGAACCAAATATTATTTACACCATATAACTATATTTCGGTAAATGAATTTATTAACAGATTAAGTCCATATTGGGTTGATATTATCGAACAATTTATTCCTGCAACAACATTATGGCTGGGTGGAAATTTAATTGAAAATAGTATATTCAATAGATCAAAATACAAACATAAAAGACCAGTGGGGTCGACAGCATATATTGAAGTTTTATATCCTGATTTTGAAACAGTAATCGTTGAAGATCTAAGAACATTTATAGGCGGTGGAACTGTAGATAATACTAGTTATGAAAGTTATTTTAGGGGTTTAACATCGTTTTATGGTGTTTCATATACAATTACATTAGAGATTAATGGAACTGTTTATAGTAGACAAACAGGTAATTTAAGAACATTCACCGGATTTACACCAACAAGTCCGTGTACAAGGTTAACACCAACAACAGAATCAATACCTCTTATATGTGATTATGTGGGAAGTACTTTATTTAGTGAGATTAACGCAATTGAAAATATGCGAGATGAGTGGAAAGATATAGTTAATACGTTAGTCGAAGAAATAAGTACCGATGAAAATAGTGAATATACGGTAACTGCAGTGTATTGCAATACACCGGATAATGTAGAATACGTCGCATTTACTGTCACACCAAAAGATAACACTCGTATAATCGAATCGTTTGATTATTACTTTACACCATCATATGGCTTATATCATGATGAAACCAATATGGAGGCAAGAGTTGAACCTATTAACACATTAATTTTTAGTGGTGATAGTAATTGTGAGTTATATACTGATATTAACATATTAACAAACATATATGGCTATATACCAACAATTGTGGGTGATGAAAGTGGCAATAGTATGCCGGCATATATACAATTTAATTGTGATGAACCCATTAATGTTCTTCCGATGCAATCTGAATGTAGTTATTCGATTAGTGGTTTTAGTGAGACAAGTTCACATGAATTAATTTTATCAGATGCGGCAAACACCGAAGTTCACTTGAAAATTAACGGATTACAATACGTTGTTACAGACTGGACGGATACTTTGAGTGGATTTACGGCATGGCCAAAAGTTGAATATCGGCCAAGTTATGATTACGGACTAAAAAAAGGTACATATGTGTTAAAGGTGAATGGTGGTGGTGTACCTACTACATACCAAGAACTTGAAGTAGCGATAAGTAATGGTAATATTATCGAAGAGTTAGTTGAAAATATTGTGAGCGGTGATACATTATTATCAATGACATTAAAATCCGCGTCAGAACTTACCGCGTCACAGTTTCAACTAGCCCCTGTTAATGGTTATCAATTTGCTTTTGACTATCGTTTTGTTAGTATTGAAAATATTGTATGTTTTAGCTCAATTAAAACGTATTTAATTAATAATAAATTTAAGGTTTTACCAACAAGTAAAGTTTTGGTTTATAGTGTAATCGAATGTGTTCGTCCATCGTTTCTTTTTAAATATCCCGAAGATTTGTACGTAGAAGTAAGTGGTTCAACAAGCGCAGAATATTTGATTACTGAAACAGGCTTTCCAATTAAAGTAACATCAGTTGAATTTACTAATTGTGATGTTCATGACATTTATTATCAATTAAATACACACGAAGATACGAGTAATGTTGTGTTATTTGATGGTATGTTAACTGGTGATGATAAAATAATTGTATCGTATGTTAAAGAAGATATCACCATTTTTGATTTTCAATTACGTCAGTACTGTATAGATTCTGCTCGTGGTGTTGATGAGGACCATCCATTAAATAGTTTAACAAATAGACCATCAACGTTTACTGGGTGGTGTTATAATGGCATTCCACCAACACCTTCAGCAACTCCAGTAATAAGTCCGTCAAATACACCGATGGTGACTAGAACACCAACTACAACACCCGTAATAGTTTCATCTACTTTATCAGTAACGAGCACACCAAGTGCATCACTAGTTCTTTCAGCAACACCAACGGTAACACCTAGTGTTACGTTTAGTGGTGTTCCATCCGTCACGCCAAGTATTTCGGTTAGTAGAACGCCAACAATAACACCTAGTGTTACGTTTAGTGGTGTTCCATCCGTCACGCCAAGTATTTCGGTTAGTAGAACGCCAACTATAACACCTAGTATTTCGGTTAGTAGAACGCCAACTATATCAGTATCGAATACTCCTGGTGTATCTATAACACCATCAATAAGTGTTAGTCCTAGTATTTCAGTTAGTAGAACACCAACCAGAACACCTAGTATTTCAGTTAGTAGAACACCTAGTACGACACCAACAAAGGCTATTGTTGCTGTAACAAATAATGCTAGCATACCATTGATTGAGAATGTTATGGTAAATGATGGATCAATTTCTTCTAGTGGTTTTCCGTTGAGTTATTTAGATACTTTAACAGGAACTACATCAAATTTGGGTTCACAGAATATTGATGTTTATATTTCATATTGGGATGGTGGTTCTAATTATATTAAATTTATTGATAGCAATAATATTACACATTATAGTTCACTAGTTGGTAGTTCACCATATGGAGAAATAACACACACACTTTCTAGTGTTTATATTTCATTATCTAGGCCGATTATACTTTCGTTGGAAGATGGAACACCACCCTCACCAAGCGTCACACCGAGTGTTACAAGAACAGTTACACGTACACCAAGTCCAAGTTTTGGTGCTAGTACTACTCCATCACGAACAGTAACACCAACACCAACACCATCACTAGTTCTTTCAGCAACACCAACGGTAACACCTAGTGTTACGTTTAGTGGTGTTCCATCCGTCACGCCAAGTATTTCGGTTAGTAGAACGCCAACTATAACACCTAGTATTTCGGTTAGTAGAACGCCAACTATATCAGTATCGAATACTCCTGGTGTATCTATAACACCATCAATAAGTGTTAGTCCTAGTATTTCAGTTAGTAGAACACCAACCAGAACACCTAGTATTTCAGTTAGTAGAACACCTAGTACGACACCAACAAAGGCTATTGTTGCTGTAACAAATAATGCTAGCATACCATTGATTGAGAATGTTATGGTAAATGATGGATCAATTTCTTCTAGTGGTTTTCCGTTGAGTTAT